CTGGGGAACTTTTGTAATCCGCTTTTCAGCTTTAGCCTTTGCAAGTTCAGCCGCATAATAAGCCCCCAGAACAGCCCCTTCAAAGCTACACAAATATTCCTGGCTGAACAATGCGCCGCCCAACTCAGGGCCGAATATGTTTATATATTCAATCTCGATGTTTTTAAGCTGTTCCCGTGTAAAGACGGGCGTTTCATAAGCCGTCAACCGTTGAGCGTACCACCCAGGCGTTGATTGCGCCGCCTCAAACATGGTCTTCCCGTGATTTGCGCCCCTGGATGTATAAATAAATATCGCCCATCCGTTGTTTTCCTCAAGGATCGGAGCAAGATAGGCCCAGGCCATAGGATCAGCAAGGGACCATTCGGAGAACACAATGCCAGCAGGTGGAGACCCTACCGTGGCATTGTAATTATCTGACCCTACCAGTTGCCAGGTTGACCCGTTTTTAAATTTAATAAACATATCCTGGTTGCGGGTGCTTTCCCTGATCTCCTCGGGGAAGGCTTCGTCAATCCTTCTCTTCCCAGTTCTGGGGTTTACCGCATCCCATATGCTTTTACGAGCCTGTCCATACTGAGGCAGCATATGCCAATACGTAGCCACCTTCTGCATGGCTTGGGTTGCTGTAAAGTGCAGGCCAATATCATCCTTCCCAAACCGGCGATGGGCCACCATTGCAGCCCTTTTCCCACCGCCTTCAAGATAATTCCATAGGGGCATCTGGTCTGCCCTTGGAATCCAGTTATTTGGTATTTGTATCCGCGCCAAACTTAACCACCTCAACGATTAAAGGCCCGCCGTCCTTGCCGCTTAATTCCGCCTCAACCTTATCCCGCCATCTGGCGCTTTGCCTGTTCCGCAACCAAAGAGACGCGGCTTGTGTGTCAGGTGGGTATTGCTTCTCAAGATCAGCATATTCCCACCGACCCCCACTACCATCCTGGACCCATTGGGCTTTTGTCTCAGGGCATTTATAACCAAGTGCTCGATGGTATAGTGATTCCGCCACCCTAGCGTCTGCCGCTTCCTTACCTCCCTTAATGGACTGTAAAAATTCCGGGTGCTTATCTTTCCATGATAGGAGCGTTTTCTCAGTTACTCCAAAAAAATCAGCCATTTGAACGTCTGTTGCACCCAAAAGAGCGTACCGTCTGGCCAGCTCGTTGTACTCCGGCCTATAGTCTGATGGACGGCCCCGCCCCCTAGAAGTCGGCTTGGCCATTTGCTGTTATGCCTTGCTTAACCATCATTTTGCCCTCAACCCTGGCCCCTCTGATCAGCATATTTTCTGTTTCCTGGGCGACAAACTCAGCGGTATATTTTGTCGGCTTACATGGTTTTGTCACCAGTTTCTTTCCTGCTTCTTGTTTTACTTTGGGGTCGCGTTTAGCCATTTACCGCTCGTATTCTTCGATTTCTTTGTTTATTTCATCAACACATTCCTGTATATCGGCATACCACCATGAGCTTACTTCTCCACCGTATTCACCCAAAAGTACCGGTGTGTTATTTCCTGCTTCAATCATCCACCCAGATCCCTCTTTATAGAACAAAGCAACATCCCCGTTCCCGCACTTTTCTTTTGTGCGCTTTGATATCTCCTGTAATATGCTGATTATGTCCATTTACCACCTTCACATATTTTTATCTGCCCGGACACCATTTGACCGCATTTCTTTTTTTACCCATTTACTGTTACCACAACCCCACTGGTGCCATAACTGTGTTGCGTTTGATCGCCGGGTACTACGCTTTTGCCCTCTTATCCATGGCCCCTTTGATCCGATGCCTGATCCAATTGCTGCCGCCGTAAATTCTTCGGCGTGGTATATCCACCCATCTGTTGTTTTGCCACCATTACCGGCTGTTGCGGCTGCTGTTGGAGCCTTGCAGCTAACGCCGCCCAAAATCGCGGATCATCGCCCATACGCTGTTCGGCTGCGGCTCTTTCTTTTTTTTGTAACCGCTGGATGATGTTGTTGTTAAACACGCTGGCCCCCTATGCCAAACTGACTTTGCAGGTACGCCCGAATCTGAGCCGCCTGAGCGGGATCAATCCACTGGCCGCCAGACAGCATGGGGTCGTTTTGCGGCACCTGATATTGTGCGAGCGGCTGACCGGTCTGCTGCGCTGGCGCCGGTTGCGGGTCCTGACGCCGTGCCGCGAATAGCGCCTGCGCTATTTCTGGGGTAATTTGTCGTTGGCGGTTGCCCATCTGTAATTTCGCCAGCGTTGATTGAATCGGGTTTGTCGGAAGATTTGCTTGGAAATTCAACATTTTATGCAATCCTTTAAATGATTGGCATTAATATTATTTTAATCCATATCACAATATGTTGTGATATGTCAAGCAATTTTTCCAACATCTTGCGCTTTCGGTTATTTTTCCAAACGACAGCGCTCTGCTGGTGTCGAAATATTTTACACCACTAAACCCACGGCAATCAAGGGTTCTGGGCTATGCCCACGGCGAGCCTTACATAATCGCGGGTTTATCTGCTGTAAAGATTTTCGACACATTGTAAAGATTTTCGACACTTATATATCGCATTTTGGCACAAAAACAAGGGCTGGTTTTTGCATAAACACAAGCATTTCAATGTATTATCGTTTTCTTTTGGTTTTGGCATAACCATTGCAACCAATAATGGCAACGAAACAAAAACACAATCAAAGAAAAGGGGAAAAACATGAAAAGAGTAATCGAAGGCGGGGGGTTCCATAATGTACCGGATTTGACCATTATTACTAACAGCAAACCGGAATATTTCGGAGATGGGGTATTTGGGATCGAGGTTACGAAATCCCAGCGCAGGCGGATCGAAAATCATTTTTGCGGTATCTCGGATTGCTGCTGCGGGTCGTCGCCGCTGGTGCAAATCGACTATGATCGGTTTGTCCTGCCTTGCGAAAATCAAGACGACGATATCGATGGGACAGAAGGGTATGATGTATAAACATCCGAATCAGGGGCCGGGAAACCGGCCAAAAACAGGAGGAAAACATGAAAACTTATGAAATAAAATTTAGCGTTTGGGAAGATGGAAGAGGCTGGCAATGCCATGATATCGCTGACAGGGAGGCGGATACCATGGAAGAGGCCGAAGACGTAGCCCTTGAAATGATTGCGGTATGTGACGGTATCCAGGTTATTGCGGATATCAAAAACACAAAAACCGGAGAGATTAAAACCGTTGGGTGGTAAATCTATGGGCCGGGCAACCGGCCCCAAACAGGAGGGGAAAAAAATGAACCAGGAAATCAAAAACATAATCAAAAAAATTAGGGAATATGAGCAAGAGGCGGAAATGCTTTGCAACCATCAATCATGGGGGGCGGCTGAAGGCGCAACAGAAAGAAAATGCCATCAAATTGACATCCTTAAATCGCATCTGACCGATGGACAAAAAGACAAAATAGATCAGGTGATGGCGCGGGCTTTTTTTGGCTACATGGCAAAAGGGCCGGACTATCAAGGGCCATATCCTTCGGCGGCCGATCTGATCGAAAAAATATTAGAAGAAGACAACTATTAGCCCCGGCCAAGCCGGAGAAAGAGGAGATCATGAAAATAACAAAAGGGGAATGGCAAGAATGCGGCCTTAAAAGAACAAGAATCATCACGCTTGAGCGCTACGAAGAAGACGGCGGCGGGTGCCTTCCGGATGAAGAAGAGGCCGAATATTACGCCCGTGGCATCGGCTGGGTGTCATCCAGAGACGTAGCCGCGACAACATGGACGGCGCAAGAGCAGATGGAATATTAACCCAGGCCAGGCCGGAGACAAGGAAAAACGCCATGGAAAAACAACCGTTTAGAAATTATACCATCAAAAATATCCCCGAGACCGATTACAAACAACTGCGCGTTATGGCGGCATGGGAGGAAATAAGCATCAATACGCTGTTGCTTAACATTATCAATAAAGCTACTCATGGCCCGAAGGTACAGCGGTCCTCCGATTAGCCTATAACCTCACCACGCCCCGGTCTAATCCACCGGGGCTTTTTTTTAGATATCCCCATCAGCTTCCGGATCCGCCGCCACTCGCTCATATATTCAGCACCGCGTTTTATCCGGTCGATCTTGTTCCCATCGTCATCAAATACGCCTAATTGCATCTCTCCGGCATTTATCGCGTTTATGGCAATATCCGGGCATATATCCAAAACGAAACATATATCCAAAAAATAATCGCTATTAAAAAACTTACGTGCCGATTCCCGGTGCCTGTGAGAGTATAGGTCGATCCATGCCTGAATGACGACTCCAGCCCATAAATCCCTGTCGTGACTGGTGTTATGTAGTTGCGGCATTGGCGGTTATTATTTATTTTCCTCTTGCCATTCTTTTATTGCCCTGGCTATCGGTGCCGGGAGCAAAACGACACCGCCCTTACCCATCTCAATATGTTCAAAGTACACAAAAACCTCTTCCATCCGTAACCGCTCCGGCAGCTCTTCGCCAGTAATCTCCACCTTAACATTGTGGCCGTGGTAGCAGTTCTTGGCATAACACATATGGCCCTTGCAAGCGGAAGATTCGGCCACACAGACAACACCGTTATCGATGGAAAGAACAACGCCCCTCATAACAGTTTTCCCCAATTCTACCACCGTCACCTTGTCGCCAATACTAAAGTCTTTTTTGTTCATTGCCTTGTCCTTTCATAAAATTATTGTTTCCCATCGCTTCCCGGCGCGTGATTAAAAACGCCGCAGTGATTTCTGTTCTCTCTGCCATTATGCCTCCTCTATCGTTATTTCCACCCGTTGATGTGATTTGTCTCTGACCACCCGGCTACCATCCCATGACACTATCTGCCGATCGTTTACCCAAGCCACGCCCTCCAGGCAATCACCAACGCTTTCCAGCATCCCAGATAGATCTGGCAATGTTCCCTTGCAATACGCAACCGCCTTGACGCTTACCTGGCATGATAGCGGGCTTGTTCTTATTTGTTCAATCGCCGCTGCCCTGGCCGACTGTTCCCAATCCAAATAAGCCTTCGACGGCAGAACAACCGGGAACTTTCCCCGGCAGAAAACCCGCTTGCTGTTTTTCTTGGAGCGTATATTTCCTGGTAAAGTGACCTGAATCATATCGCCTTCTTTCTTCCGTCCATTATCATTCGATATAGTCGTTTGTTCTGTTCTTCCCAGGCTGATGCCCTTGCTGATGCCCTGGCTGATGCAAAGGCTGAGGCAAAGGCTGAGGCCCGTATTGATTCATCTCCAGTTTTAAGATACCGCACAACTATTTCCGGGGCATGCCATAGATGCACCACATCAAGGGCACATTTTCTAGCAAACAAACGCAGCACATCAGTGGCGTCATACCCCCATAAATATTTACATTCTGTTGCCGCTATTTTATCATATCCAATATCCATATCACCAGCCAACTCAACACGCCACACGACCGGACCTGGCGCATAATTTAAGGCGTCCAGCGGCTTTACGCTTCCGACTTTAATTGTACGGCCGTCCCCATACCTCAATTTTTTATCAATGCCCGAAAAGTACCACGCCTTGATTTTCTTCATGTTTTCCCCTTTCATATCGCCGCCGCCTTCCGTCTTGCCCGATATTCGCGATAATATTCTGCCCGGCTGGCTGCCGTGTGCCCAACTGGCCCGTACTCGTTTATGCGCCTAAGCTTGCGCGGCTGGCAGGAGAAGCACATGTCGCCGCTGTTTGCTTGCGCCAGCGGACGGCCGCACTTGGAGCATCGACGGATATTATTCATTTGCAACCCCCATAAAACTTTTAATAAATTCAGCGGCTACTTGCGGGACAATCGCGTTTCCTGCCCCCTTTAGGATTCCGGCCCTATTCTGGCACCCCGGCGAGAGCGGGAACGCTTCGGAATCCGCATGGCAGCGTAAGCCCATGCCTTCGGGTATCCCATCAACCATAAGCTGAAAATCGGATTGAGTTTCCAGCCGGTCATGTCTGGCGTCATAAAAACATCCGCTTTCGTTTGCAGGTTCTCCCCTCCCTGCCGGCCCTGATTTCCCGGCCCCGTCCCGTTGTGGTTTGGCGTCGGATACCCCGCCATTGCCGCCTGGTGCTTCAGGTGAACATCCCGGCTCTTGCCCGGTGATTTGCAGTCGCTCGCTTTCGGGGATTGCCAGCCCATCACATCGCAACAGTCCCTCGCTAAACACCTGTTGTCCCTGCTTTGTGGTGTCAATTTGTGCGCTGTTGGTGTTGCCCATCCGTCCAGGCACCCGTCGCCATTTTCCGTCCCGGCAGGGCCACCAGACGGAACTTGACCAGAAAGACGAACAGCACCCGGCAATTTTAAAACAATCTTGCTTTTGTCCCCTTGGCTGTAGGCATATTGACTCCCCGTTGAATCGTTTACGGTCGCGGTCGGCCACCCACCATAGCCTTTGCCTGATGTGCGGCGCCCCGACGCTCGCAGCCGGTAAATCAACCGCTGCGACTCTGTAACCGAGCGCTTCCATGTCAAGCGATATTCCATCGACCCATTCAATACCAAGTTTTGACGCAACCTGTTCACCAAAGATTCTGCCAGGGCAACACTCGCTGATGAGGCGATAAAATTCCGGCCACAGGTGGCGCTCGTCTTCATGTCCTTTTTGCTTGCCGGCGCACGAAAGCGGTTGACAAGGGCAGCTTCCTGTCCAAACAGGTCTTGTTGAATCCCAGCCGGCCAGTTCGAGCGCGCAGGGCCAGCCCCCGATGCCTGCGAAAAAATGACATTGTGTGTATCCGGCAAGGTCTGATCCTCTGACATCTGCGATACTCCTTTCGTCCACGTATCCGGCGGGGATAAGCCCGGCCTTTATTAAATTTCTAAGCCATTGCGCGGCGAACGGATCAATTTCGTTATAGTAGTTCATATCAGCCCCTAAAACGGAATATCGCTATCTTCCCGCCCTTCCATATCGCCACCGACCTGATCGTCGCCCCTAGGGCCGCTGGCTTGGCCCTTGCCGTCCAACATCTGCATATTCGCGGCTACAATTTCGGTCGTGTAGCGGGTGATATTGTCTTTCTCCCAGGAACGGGTCTGCATCCTCCCAGACACAAAAACCTGCCGTCCCTTTACTACGTACTTTTCGACAATTTCGGCAAGCTTGGAAAACGCCACCACCCGCACCCATTCGGTCGTTTCTTTGTCTTTGTATTTTTCCGAGACCGCAATGCTGAAATTTGCGATTGATTTTCCGTCTTGTGAATACCTAATTTCAGGATCACGGCCGACACGACCGATAAAATTACACTGGTTTAAACTTGCCATTTATTCGCCTTCCTTTTCCAGGGCCGATAGAGCCCGCTTGGCCCTAAGAAGCCTCTTCTCCATCGATTCGATTTCTTTTACTAGCCGGTCACGCAAAAATAAAACCGCCTCTTCTTTTGTTGTAAAATACCCGCAATAAAAGCTCTTTCTGTTTTGGCGACCGTTAATCCATACAGTTTTTTCAGTAACACGATCAGCCTCTAACTCCTTTATTTCGTTTGTGTATTCTGAAACTTTATAAACTTTCATTTCCTTCCTTCCCGCCACAAAGGGGCTTTTACGTTATTTACCTATACCCACACAAAGTTGCTTAACTCTCGGGTCAATACCGCCATCCATGGCCAACAATTCCCGCTTGCCTTCCCGCTGGCTTGCCAAGTAAGCCGCCTTAAAATCTCTGATAAAAAACGACGTGTCCGCTTCCGGCATCTGGCAAAGATAATTCCAACGTAAAACGCTTTTACAGATACTTGCTGTAATTGGATCATCAAATTTCGGGTTTCCGTAACTGCCAACCCGTTTAATTTCGCTTATAACTTTCATGGCTTGCAGTTCGGCTCGGTCCTCGTCGGCGTGTTCCTGGTCGCCCTCAATAGCCGCTACAAAATCGGCCACCGTCGGCATCTTGGTATATTTACGGGTCCTTGTGATCTGTATTGCCGCATCCTTGATTTTCTCAATCGGATAATCTTTAAGGGCCGCAAACCGAAATGTAAGCCCGTCCTTTGTGACAGTAGAAGAAAAGTTCTCTGCCAGCAAATATATAAT